ATTTGTGCGGCTGTGTTCGCAAAAGCCAACCTGCGCGGTGCCGACCTGCTCGGTGCCGACCTGCGCGGTGCCTACCTGCGCGGTGCCAACCTGCGCGGTGCCGACCTGCGCGATGCCAACCTGCGCGGTGCCTACCTGCGCGGTGCCAACCTGCGCGGTGCCGACCTGCGCGATGCCAACCTGCGCGATGCCGACCTGCGCGGTGCCAACCTGCGCGGTGCCGACCTGCTCGGTGCCGACCTGCGCGGTGCCGACCTGCGCGATGCCAAAAACATCAAAAAAGAAAATTTGGCCAAACTTGTTTCGGTCTGTACAATTCTGCCAGACGGAGATTTAATCGGCTGGAAAAAGTTGCAAAATGGAGTTCTGTGCAAACTGCAAATCCCAGCGAAAGCAAAAAGAGTTGGCGGGTTGATTGGTCGCAAATGCCGCGCCGAATTTGCCGTAGTGCTGGAAGGCGAAGGAAAAGGGCTTCACTGCGGACAAGAATATAAAGTTGGAAAAACGGTGAAACCCGACAAGTTTGATGACGATCCGCTGACTGAATGTTCTCACGGCATTCATTTTTTTATCACGAAGCAAGAGGCAATGGAATTCAACTAACATGAACTTCGCCGACATAGTAGTTTTGCCGAGGGTTGTCACCAGCTTTCACCATAGCATTGACGAGAAACGATTGTGGATTTATCTCGACAAGATAGTGGTGCAATTACAGTGGCAGTCGCGGGGAATCATTCACACGGCCAGCTTTGGGTTGAACTGATATGAGCCGCACGCGCACCATTGAGCCGGTCAGACGCCTGGCGCGTTGTGGAGCAACAGGGAAGGTCATTTACAGGTCGTGGGCAGCCGCGCAACGGTTCATTGCCTCGCATACCGGCATCGCACAACGCGCATATCGGTGCTGGTTCTGTGGTTGGTATCATACAACGAGCCATGATTTTGACAAAACAAAGCGCAGACCGTTGACCAGCAACGAGTTGGACGCGCCAAAATAAATGAAAATAAACGATTGACAAGTCGCTTTGAACTATAGACACTAGCTATATGCAAGTAAAAGATATTGAATCAAACATCGGAAAGCCAGTTATCGCGCACATGCGGTATCGCGGTAAACCACTTCAAGCGCAGGGCGTGCTTGTCGGCCAAGCGGAAACATGGCAGCACCGTGACGCGATGGTGAAGCTGCACGGCGAAAAAGAACCAAGACAACTTTGGGCCGTTAAAGTTGAGTTAGTTAAGTAGGCAAAGGAAAGGCAAACGATGACCACGCTCTTTTGCAAGGACTGCCGGCATTGCCGCTTGACGATGGACGGCGGCTACGAATTTTCCAACTGCCAACGCACCGGAAAGGAGAGCAATATGTTTCTCGTCACGGGACAAAGCGATAAGACTTTCAGATATTGCAGCGTTGAACGTGGCAGTGCATGTCCAGATAGTTGCGGCCCGACCGCGAAGTTCTTTGAACCAAAGGAGCAAACATGAAAGAGAACCTGCAAGTTATCAAACAAGGCGACGAGCCGCTGGCGCGACCGCAAATCTCCGTTTCCGACATGCTCGAAACCGTAATCGCCAAAGGCATCACTGCCGAGAGCGTGGGGGTCATGGAAAAGCTGGTTGGACTCTACGAACGGATGGAGGAAAAGAAGGCGGAGCAGAACTTCGCGCAAGCGTTCGTATCGCTCCAAGCCGATGTTCCCAACGTCCAGGCAAGTAAGGCCGTGCCTAACAACGACGGCACTATACGTTATAAATACGCGCCGTTTGAGGATTTGATGGCGCAGGTCGGGCCAATGCTGCAAAAGCATGGGTTCACCGTCTCGTTTTCATCCGAGGTCAAGGACAATCGAATTATCACGACTTGCACACTTCAACACATCGGCGGGCATAAGCGTAGCAACCAATTCACCGTGCGGATCGGCAGCGGGCCGCCGAAGGCCACCGAGAGCCAAGCCGACGGCGCGGCAGCGACGTATGGCAAACGGTTCGCGCTCACCGATGCTCTGAACATAGTTGTTTCCCACTTGGACAACGACGCACGGTTGGAAGGTGGTTGCATAACCGAGGTGCAGGCAATCGAACTTGACCGGCGAGTGCACGAGACAAATAGCGACACTGCGCGCTTTTTGAAGTTCGCGGGTGCAAAATCGTTCGCCGAAATCCCGGCGGCGAAGTATGCAATCCTTTCAGAATACCTTGCAAAAAAAGAAAGACAAGGACGATGAAAATCCACCCCGCAGAACAAGGCTCGGTAGATTGGATGCTCGCTCGCGCCGGCATACCGACGGCCAGCGAGTTCGACGCACTGGTGACGCCTGACTTCAAAATCCGCACCGGCCAGATGCCGCAGACGTATCTTGCAAAGAAGGTTGCCGAAGCGTGGCAGGGGGGGCCGCTGGCCGGCTTCAACGTCTGGGACGTGGAGCAAGGTCAGATTCTTGAAACCGAGGCCCGACCTTGGTTGTCACTCGAATATGGAATAGAGATTCAATCCGTCGGGTTGATAACAACCGACGATGGCAAAGTTGGCTGTTCACCCGATGGGTTATGGGGTGAAAACATGGGGGTCGAAATCAAGTGTCCAAGCCCGGACACCCATGTTAAATATCTTCTCGGCACAGAATTGCCGAAAGATTACGCCGCCCAAGTTCACGGCGGCATGTTCGTGACCGGCTTCAAGCAATGGCGGTTCCTGAGTTATCGCCGCCACTTTCCGCCGCTGCTCTTAACCGTCCAACGCGACGAGAAGATTCAGGCCGTGCTGGCCGAGGTGCTCGAAGGGTTTCTGGCTCGTTTTCAGGACGCACTGGCCAGATTGACCGAGCTAAACGGCGGCGTTCGACCAGAGCGCAAGCCGCTCATGCCAATACCGGCACCCGAAACGGAAGAAGTCACCCCCTAAAATGAGTTAGGCCGCCGGTCAACGAACAAAATCCATGAAACAACCAAACAACAATTACCGCGCCAAAGCTGATAGGGGAACTCAGCGAGGGCGGGACGCTGGGGCCACGAATAAAACTGAAACGCGAACCCGCCATTCGCTGGAGTGACTTTGTTATGCGCTGGCACGATACAACTGGACTGATGAGGTGGAACAGGGAGAACCGACCAACGATTGGGCGGCAATTCTCCCGCCAATCCAAAACCGTACTAACGCCGGACAACCATGCGCCAACTAACAATGAACTCGTAGTGAAAGCCGCCGCGCTCCGTGCCGATTGGGAGAAAGCGCATAACGAATCAAGCTCTGCCACTGGCACTGGGACAGAGCATCCGAAAACAAAATGACAACCAAATTAACCGCGATTTCGTCAACTCAAGGGACAGTGCCAGTTGATGCTATAAACTAAAAGGCAAAAAATGAAAAAATTACTCAAAGCAGCAATCTTCATAGCGCTCGGCGGCATTGCCGGTATGTGCTTCGCACTCGGCAGCGACCAGAGCGATTGGACGGCGGCTGGACTCATTATCGTCGGCGTGCTGGCCGGATGTCTGGTCACGGCGGCACTGATGGCCGTTGAGAAGATGGGGCGTCCACTGTTATGTATGGGATTAGCTGCCACGTTATTGCTAGCTCCGTGTCGCGCCAACGCCCAAACCAATTCGCCCCAGCCGAATTTTATCGGCGATTGTGCGCTCCTGGCCGTGGTCGGCGTCATGGTGCTTGTGCCGGTCTACCTGTGCATCAAGTATTCACAGCCAAATCCCCCACCGCCAGCACCGCCAGCACCACCACAGCACAAACCCGGCACGTCTCCGCTCGTGTGGATGCCCGCACCGCCAGGTCCCGGCGTGCCGGTGCTATTCACCGGGCCGACTCCGCAGCTATGGGATGTCAGTGCGAATGGCTGGACAAACTGGGATGGTCAGCCGGTCACTGGCGAGTTTGGATTCAGCACGAACCTTGAAACCTCGACGGACCTGATTCACTGGGAAGTCGAGACATTCTCCGTAACCGGCTGGGTGAGCATGGCTGAGACGACAAACACGCTGACGGTGTTCTACACTAACGGAACGCCTGCCTGCACGAACTTCTCAGTCTGGCCGGACACAAACCGCCTTTCGTTTGGAACAAGTGAAGCAAAGAGATTCTGGAAACAGCCATGAGCAAAACAACCGTGAACAAAACCCCAGAGCAGTCAGCGTTGGCTCCGGCGCTGACACCCGAAATGCAAAAGTGCCTGAATCAAATCAGTACTGGTGACGGAACGATCACGCGCCATCCCGGCGGCTTCTGGTATCCGTCCGGCGATGGGAAACTGAGCTTCGGAACAACCACGGTCGAGGCACTTGTGAAGCGTGGGCGGCTCGAATACTGCGAATGGAAAGAATCTCATGGTCGTAAATTCGCAATTAAAGCGCGAATAGCGCCTAACGAATCAAGCTCTGCCACAGCCCCGCCGAAAGGAATAAAATGCACAAACCGATAATGACTCTCAAAGAAATCATGGAGGCCGAACAGCCCAGCACGGCGATTTGTTCGGCGGCTCCGCTCAGAGACAAAATAATCTTCGCAATGGAACTCTCTCGGCGCGGGATTGTCATTGGGGCGGCAAAGGAAGAACTGCGGCAGTCTGACTATTCGACCGGCCAAATGAACGCCTTCCAAGCGGTCTTAAACTGGCTCAATGAAATGCCGCCGAACGACTGACCTCAGACACCGCCGAACTTCGGTGTCCGAAAACCAAAAACTTTATGGAAAATCCAAATGCGCCAACGGCGGTTGTCTGCAAGGAATTGTTGGGCCGACGAGTTGACGATGACTTGTCCGCGCTCAAAACCTGCATCCGGGGACTTAACAAATCCACGTCGCCAAGGATGCTCAAAGCCAACCTCGAATTTCTTCTCGACCGTTATATCTGGCATCCATCGTCGGAACTCCCGGAGCATCTTCGGCCCAACGTGTCGAGCTAAGACACCCCGAATATGAAAACATCCGAAAACCAGAAATCCGAAGCGACAAACCCGAATGCACAATCGGGGTTGTCTTCAGCGAGTTTGTTAGACGGCAGTTGCGAAAACACTGACAAAGAAATCTGGCGCAAGAAAGCCGGTGACTTCTACTCGCCGAGTATCCATGTGACAAAGGCAGGGGGAGTAGGGATAAACGTCGGCGGTCATGTAATCGTGATGCCGGTCGAAAAGTGGCACGCTCTTGGAAGGCTTCGGTGTGCATTGGATGATGTGTGCCGTGCCGTCTAACAATAGAATATGACGCAGTGCTGGTTCTCGCAATCTTGCAAATACAGGAGATGTTCAAATGACCGGCGACCCGCGCTTAAAACCCTTCTGGCCGTGCGACGCGGCCAAACTCGAAGAATATGAAGCAGCGTTCAAAAGACAAGACTCGACGAAAACCGTTCGCGGCAAACAACGCCAGCCGAAAGAAGCAGGAAAGCGAAGGCTGGACGGTCGCAACGGTTGAACAGAGAATCCCGCACACGTTCATTACGCGCGATGCTTTTGGCTTTGGCGACCTGCTTTGCTGCTCGCCAACGCGCGGGATCATGCTCGTGCAAGTGACTGGCGGAAAATCAACCAGCAACATGCACGCGAGGATTGCCAAGATAAAAGCTGAGTCACGTCACGCAATATG